ACGCATAGTAGCCGCGCTGTCCCGTGGGACGCGCCGGCCCGGTGCCCGCGACAACCTGCTGCACGAGCTGCGGGACCAGCTCCATGTTCATGCCGACGGAATCGACGATCAGGTACTGGTCGAACGCGCCGAACAGCAGCACGAGGCTCCCGGACACCCCGGTCGCCGTGGACATCGCGGTGCCCTCGTTGACGGGGTAGCCGATCAGCTTCGACGGGACGCCGACCTGCAGCGACTCGGCCCAGATGTTCGCGATGGACGTGCCGAACTGGCGGGCCAGGTCGTAGACCGCGGAGTTCGCCACGAACTGGGCGCGGGGCCGGAACCGGTTGCCCAGCGCGTTCTTCAGCTTGAAGATGTCAGCCAGCGCGAACGTCAGCGCCGTATTCGTCGACACGACCGACCCGACGGGCATCGTCGTGATGATGCCGCCCGCCTGCGGCGCGGTGCCGGTGCCCAGGAAGAACCCGGTCGTCGCGCCGCCCGCGTCCGCCTCCTCCAGGGCCTTCGCGTCGGACAGGAGCATCAGCATCTGGGACTGCAGCGCGGTCCAGTCGCCCTGCAGCTCCACGGAGAACGGGATGAACCCCTGGACCCGCTCGGCGCGGACCGTCGGCTGCGCCAGCGTCGGCGAGTCATCGGAGCTGGTCGCCGCCTCGGCGACCCGGTGCACGGTAACCCCGGCGGAGGTGACCAGGTCGTACTCCTTGCCGACGATCCTCTCGACGCGGGCGATGTCCCGCAGCGGCGACACCCCGCCGGACGAGGTGAGCACGATGGTCGGGTCGAGCTGGAACGGCACCGCGTACCCGCCGGCGGTGTCCGGGGACTCGCCCAGGGCCAGGATCTGCGCGTCCTGCCCGGTGAGCGTCCCCGGGTTCCCGGCGCGCAGCGCGTGGCCGAACACCCGCGTGTACGCCGGGGACCCGGTCGCCAGGATCCGCCGCGGCAGCTCGCCGTACTTGTCGTCGGTGACCTGGTCCAGCAGCTTCGCGACCGCCGTCTGCGCGGCCTCCCGCGACGGGGAGCCGGGGAACCGGTGCTGCTCGATGGCGCGCAGCGCGTTGTCCCGGTACAGGCCCGGCAGCTCATCCCGGTTGCGGGCCTGCTGCTGGATGCCGACCAGGTCGTAGATGTCGCGGGACGGGTGGAACGCCGGGGCGCCCGCAGGGCGCCGCTGCGCGCTGCCCTGCGGGTGCCCGTCACCGCCGGCCGGCGCGTCGTGGGCGCCGGCGCTGCCGGCGTACATCTGCGCGACGTCGGCGTTGCGCTGCTCCACCGCCTCCAGCGCCTGCCGGTGCTCCCGGGACTCGATCACCAGCCGGTCCCACTCCGTCTGCACGTCAGCGGGGAACACCGACGCCGGGTAGGACGCCATCACCTCCCGGCACCGCCCTTCGATCTCCGCGATCCGTGACCGGCGCCCCTCGATGGTCAGCGTGCCGTCGTCGTTCATCCTGTCTTCCTTCCTGATGGCTGACGGCGCTGCCGCCGCGGCCGGTGATGCCGGGGCCTGGTCGCCGGGGCTGATCGTCTTCATGTGCGACTCGAGGTGCGCTCTCGCCGCGGCCTCGTTGGTCAGGCCCTGCGTCTGCGGCAGCCGCGACAGGGCGTTGCGGGTGCCCGCCGCGTTAGGCGGGTCGCCGGGGTGCCTGTGGTGCGGCAGCGCGTACGCGGCCTGCGTCTTCGGGTCGCCCGCCTTGCGGCCCGCGCAGATCGACGCCAGCGCCGCCGCCGGGTCGGCAGCGGACGACGCGGCGGACATGGCCGCGGGCCCGTCCCACGCCGACTCGTCGGCGCCGGCCGCCGTGACCGAGTCTGCGGGCGGCTGGCCGGGCATCGGCTTGCCGGGGACGGACCTCAGCTGCTTCCCGTCCGCCGTCCAGTGCGAGTGGTCGGTGTCGCCCTCCGGCGTCGAGTCGTCGTCACCGTCGCCGTCCGGGTCCCAGCGCTGCGCGGCGGCCGACACGATCCGGACGGCATCAGCAGCCGTGATCCCGAAGCGCATGGCCGCTGCCGCGGCGGCGGCGGGGACAGGCTCACGGCCGCCCGCGATGATCCCGGTGATCAGCCCCGCGTCCAGCGCCTGCTGCGGGGTGAACCAGGTTTCCGCCTGCATCAGGCCCCGCCAGTGCTCCGGGGCGCCGCCCGCCGTGTCCGCGTAGATCCCGGCGATCTGCCCCGACATCACGTTCAGCCGGTCCACCATGTGCTGCAGGTCGCCCGCGTTCCCGTCGATGCCCGCCCACGCGTCGTGGATCATCAGCTGCGACGTGCGGGCCATCAGCCGCTGCTCGCCCGCCATCGCGATCACCGACGCCGCGCTCGCCGCGACCGAGTCGACCACCGTCGTCACGCCCGCGCGGGCCAGCAGCGCGTTGTAGATCGCGAACGCCTCGAAGCAGTCGCCGCCGTCAGAGGAGATGTGCACGTCGACCGGGCCGGGCACGGCCGCCAGGTCGGCGATGAAGTCCTTCGCCGTGACGCCCCACATGCCGATGAGGTCGTACAGCATGATCTGCGCCGGGCCGTCCGCCTGGGCGCTGATCCGGTACCAGCCGGCGCCGTCACGCGGCTGCCGCTCACGGGCCGTCCTGGTCATCGACTTGGCTCCTGACTCGCTTGCGTACAGGGCCGCCATCTGCCTCTCGGCGTCCGCCCTGGTGGGATGGCAGCCCTCGACGGACCCGTCCGAGTCCCTGATCACGCCCCACGGCCTGCCCGCCGGGCACTTGGCCGTCTCGGTTACGTGCCAGGGCACCGGGTGGCCTCGGTCATCTGCGCGCCCCGTTCCCGTTCCCGTTCGATGCCGGCGCCGCCGCCGGGGTGCCGAACCCCGGCAGCGGGTCCTGGCCGGAGCTGGGCGGCTGCAGCTGCACGCTGAGCATCCCCGAATGGACCAGGGCGCCCCAGTCGTTGTCCTTCACGGCCTTGATCACGCTCTGCGGGGTGAAACCGTTGTTGACCAGCGCCGCGATCGTCGACGCCTCCTGCGCCTGGATCTCAGCCCGGTCGGAGGCGTCCTCCCGCATGAACGGGATCCGGTCGTCGTACCAGAGTGACGCGCCCAGGACGGGCACCCTGCTCTTGTCCCGCGGCCGGTCCAGGATCGGCTCCAGCGACGACGCCGCGTTGCCCCACAGGTGCACCATCGTCCCGTCGGAGAACCGGCGCCGCGCCGACTGGAAGTTCCCCGCGTTCAGCGACGACCCCTGCAGGCCCTCCGCGAACCCCACCCACGACGGCGGGACACCCGCCGCGCTGGCCAGCCTCGACTCAGCCCGGCCCTGCACCACCGCGTAGTCCATGTCCTTGAACGTCGAGCCGACCGTCACCGGGTCAGCGCCGCCGCCCAGGTACAGCGTCTTGAACGCGTTCGCGACGCCGCGGTGCTCCTCCTCGAGCAGCTCCTTGAACTGGCGCACCGCGTCGATCGCCACGCCCGGGTCGAACCTGATCGCCATGTTCGGCGTCGCCGCGTTCTCGAAGAACCGCCACTTGTGCTCCGTCGACGCCTGGTCGCCCTGCAGCTCCCGCAGCACCGGCGTGATCCAGGACATGCCCAGGAAATGCGCGTCCGGGTCCGGCAGCGGCGCGTAATGGGCGACCTGCTGCGGGGTGAAGAACATCGGCTTGCCGCCCGGCGGCACCCACAGGTACCCGGCGACGGTCGTGTCGGCGGCCACCGACGGGTTCGGCGCGTCCTCCTGCGACCCCATGACGATGATCACCCACGACGGGTTCAGCCGGTGCAGGTCAGGCCCCTTGCGGCGGATGTACGCCTGCCCCGCCGTCGACGCGTCCCATTCCATCCGGGCCAGCAGGTCAGCTGTGACGCCGCCCGGCCACGGCTGCTCCAGCGGCTTCAGCTCGGCCGTGCCGAACAGGTCACCCGGCTGGCTGCCCTGCATCCGCGTCCACGCGAACCGGATCTGGGAGAACACCTGCATCCGGGCCAGCACCAGCGCGAACACCGGACCCGACGTCTTCGCCGCGTGCGCCGCGGTGACCGAGATCCGTTCCTGGTCGATCGTGCTGTACGTCGTCTGCAGCAGCGGGTACTGCATCCCGCCGTAGGAGAACCA